CTGATGATTTAATTAAACGTATCGCTACAAGTTTAGGAATAGAGATGGAAGGTTTAATTAAAACTCAAGAACAAATGGCGGCTGAACAACAAGCACAGCAAGAACAAATGCAACAACAACAAATGATGCAGATGGCGGAGAAAGCTGTAGCTCCTGTGGCGAGTAATATGACTAAGCCACAACCACAATAATAAAAGGAAAATAAAATGGTAGATAAAGTAGAAGTACAAAGTGCTGAAACTACTGCTGATAAACCAGTGGAAGAGAATAAGCCTACACAAAGTAAACCTGAAGGTTTGCCTGAAAAATTCAACTCAGTTGATGAATTAGTCAAATCGTATTCAGAGTTAGAGAAAAAACTTGGTGAGCAATCTCAACCTACTAAGGAATCAGTAGACCCAGTTTCAAAAGCTGAAGTAAAAGAAGAAGTAAAACAAGAACAACCTAAATCTGATTTAGATATAGCTACAAAGGCTGTAGATAGTGCAGGTTTAAATATGGAAACTCTTTCTGAAGAGTTTGCTAAAGATGGTAAACTTGCTGATGGTTCTTACGCATCATTAGAAAAAGCAGGAATACCTAAAGAGTATGTGGACAGATTTATTGCAGGACAACAAGCAATAGCTGACCAACAATCAGCATCAGTTAAAAGTATGGTTGGCGGTACTGAGGCATATGATAGTATGTCTGAGTGGGCTAGTAATAATTTATCTGAAACTGAAAAACAGGCTTATAATACAGCAGTAAACAGCAAAGATTTAGAAGCTGTTAAGTTAGCTGTAGTAGGTCTTAAAGCAAGATATGCACAATCAACTGGAAGTGAACCTAAATTAGTAGAAGGTAAAGCATCTCCAAGTGGTGAACAAGGTTTTGCATCTTGGGCTCAAGTCACACAAGCTATGGCTGACCCTAGATATTCTAAAGACCCTGCTTATCAAGCTGAAGTTAAAAATAAACTAGCTAATAGTAAGATATAATATGTGGTTATTAGCTTTAAGAAAGTTGTATGAAGCTCAACAATTAGAACATACAGCAGTTATTGACACCTTCTTACAAAACACTGTAGGTGTTGGCGACCACGATAATATTTTAAAAGTGTTAAAAAAACATTTTGATGGACTTGTTATTTGTAAATCAGCATTAGCTGAATTAGACAAGTTATCAGAGAAAGCAAATAATGAAAAAGAAAAAAAAGAAAAAAGATAAGAAGAAGAAGAAAAATAAGAAAAAGAAAAAATAAGAGATAGTTGTGCAACCTTTATAGGTGGCAACTGCCAAGTAAATAAGTATATTATCTTAACCTTCCTGCGGGAAGACAATTTAGTATAAGAAGCTGAAAGTACAAGGCTTTTATTAACTAACCATAAATCACAAAGGAGATTATTATGGCAAATGCAACACCAGCGAGTATACCTCAGGTAAACTCAGCAGGAGCAGAAGACGCATTGTTTCTAAAAGTTTTTGCAGGAGAAGTTCTTACTTCTTTTGACAGAGCTTCAAAGACACAAGGTGCAGAGATGGTTCGTTCTATCTCTAGTGGTAAGTCGGCAACCTTCCCAGTTATGGGCAGAATTGATGCGGCATATCATACAGCAGGAGCAGAAATTTTAGGCTCAACTGCTAACCACAACGAAAAGGTTATTACAATTAATGACCTTTTAACATCTTCAGTATTTTTATCAAATATTGAAGAAGCAAAAAACCATTGGGACGTAAGAAGTGCGTACAGTCAAGAAATTGGCAGAGCTTTAGCTTTTGTTAAAGATAAGCACGTTTTACAAACTATTGGTCAATGTGCAATAGGAACTACACCTAACGTAACAGGTGGAGATGTAACAAGTAACATATTTGATGCTAACATAGCTTCAGCAACAGATGCAACTGCCGCTACGGCGATGATAGGTGCTATCTTTTCTGCGGCTAAACAGTTAGACGCAAATTATGTTCCAGCAGAAGGCAGAAAATGCTTTATGAGACTTGAAGAATACTACAAATTAGCAAACGCTACAAACGTAATCAATGCTGATTTCAGTGGTAAAGGTTCAATCGCAGAAGGCAAAGTTGCAAGAGTAGCAGGGATTGATTTAATTCCAGTTCCTCATTTTGTTGAATCAAATGTAACTTCAGGAGTAGACGCAGGTTCAGCTACAGCAGGTGGTTCAACACCTCAAGCTGTGGATTTAAGAACATTCGTAGCTCTTGTTTCACACCCTTCAGCAGTTGGTACTGTTAAACTTATGGACTTGGCTGTTGAGTCAGATTATGACATCAGAAGACAAGGGACATTAATGGTCGCTAAATATGCTATGGGTCACGGAACTCTTAGACCTGAAGCGGCTGTAGGAATTAAAGAAGCGTAATAGTTTCTTTATTACACCACAATAGATTAGGGGGAGCAATCCCCCTTTTCTACTTATAATAACTTCAAGATATGCCTAGTGGGTATCTTGATTAACTCGCCTAAGAAAGGGGGAAATATGACACTAGACTTAACACCATTCCGAGCTTTTTCGGTAGGTTTTGATGACCTATTTGATGAGCTTAGAAGTTTTAAGACAGTTGGTTATCCGCCATATAACATTGAAAAAATGTCAGATGGTATATATAACATTTCAATGGCTGTTGCAGGGTTTTCAAAAGATGACCTTACAATTTCTGTCAAAGAAAATGTCTTAAAAATAAAAGGAAAGAAAGAAAGTAAAGAGAAAGATTATCTTTACAAAGGTATTGGTGAAAGGTCTTTTGAACAATCATTTAAACTTGCTGAATTTACGGAAGTAAAAGAAGTTAAGTTAGAAGATGGTGTTCTAAACATTTCTTTGATTCAGGATTTACCTGAAGATAAGAAAGAAAAGACAATCAAAATATCTTAATAGAAAGTCTAGGGGGGAGTTAAATCCCCTCTAGTTAATTTAACAAGAGGATATAAATAATAATGATAAATAAAATAAATGAAGTAATGTTAGAAGTGAAACACTTTTATAGTGAACATAAAAAAGTTAGTATCGCTTTTGCAATAATTTTATTAATAGCAATAATAGTATAATATAATGGCAACACAAATTACACCTACGACTGAATTACAAGCAGTTAATCAAATGTTGAGTGTTATAGGAGAAGCTCCTGTAAACGCAATAACAGGGACAGTAACTACCGATGTATCTGTCGCTAAAAACATTTTAGATGAAACTTCAATGTCAGTTCAATCAATGGGGTGGAATTTCAATACCCATTATGAGTATACACTAGCAAAAGATACAGACAATAAAGTACCCTTACCATCTAACTGCGTACAAGCCGATGCTTCCGCACAATACCGAGATAGAAATTTAGTTATTCGTAATGGTTTTCTATATGATATAGCTAATCATACCGATGTATTTGGAACATCAACAACCCTACCTACTTGTGACTTAGTTCTAGTCCAACAATTTGAACAACTCCCTGAATATGCAAGACAATATATAGCAACTAAAGCCGCTAGACGTTTTGCTTCAAGATATATTGGGGATAAAGGTATCACTGAGTTGGCAGGAAATGATGAACAAGAAGCACTAGCCGCTTTTAGACAAGCTGATAGTAGAAGTGCTGACGCTAATATGTTAGAAGGTGATTCAAATACTTATTCAATAATAAATAGGACTAATAGAAGGACTTATTAATGGGACAAGTGGTTTCACAATCAATACCAAATTTTCTAAATGGTATGTCTCAACAAACTGCCTCACAACGTGGTATTAATCAAGGCAAAGACCAAGTTAATTGTCAAAACAACATTGTAGATGGGCTATCAAAGAGACCACCTTTAGAATATGTAGCTACACTAGATTCTACAAATGTATTCCCTAATACTACTAAGATATGGAGTATACAAAGAGATGAATCAAATAGATATTTATGTGCGTTCTATGATAATGGAGTTAAAGTTTATGATTTAGCAGGTAATGAAAAAACTGTAAGTTATCCTGATGGAAACACTTATCTTAATTCTACAAATCCTAAAAGTGATTTCCGTATGGTTAATATTGCGGATTATACTTTTGTAGTTAATAGGTCAATTATACCTGCGGCTGACAGTACAACAACTGCGGCAAAATTAGAGGAATTTCACGTCTACTGTGTATCAACTAATTATGGTAGAGAATATAAAGTAGCATTAAAACACGAAGATTGGACTTATGAAATAGAAGTTGTATTTCAAATACCTACAGGAAATGATGCGGCTACAGATAGTAAATATAGAGATACAAATAAAGTAGTAGATATATTAATGAAAGGAACTTCAAGTACCCATTATGATGCTACCGCAGACGGAATTGCTTTCAAAACAGTAAGAACAGATACAGGAGCAACTTTATCTTCAACATCAGGATTATCAAACTTTTCTGATATAAATAGTTATTTTAATTTTGAACAATTTGATTCTGTTATTTACGGAAAAATTATTAATCAAGCTAAAACTTATACAATAAGTACGGCTGATGGTTCAGGTAATACAGCGATGTATGCCATTAAAGATACAATACAAGATTTTACAAAATTACCTTACTATGGAAAAGAAGGAACTATCGTTAAAGTAACAGGTGATGAAGGAGATACTCTTTCTGATTACTATGTTAAATTTGATGGTACAGGTGTGTGGACAGAAACTATTGCACCTGCAACAAGTTTAGGTTTAAATGATACTACAATGCCTCACGCATTAGTTAATAATAATGATGGTACATTTACTTTTAAAAAATTAGAATGGACAGATAGAGCTTGTGGTGATGCTACAGACACTAATCCTAATCCTTCATTTGTAGGTAAAACAATACAGAATTTAACATATTATAAAAATAGATTAGGACTGTTATCAGGAGAGAATTTAATTTTAACTGAAAATGCTAGTTACTTTAATTTCTTTGCTACAACAGTTACACAAGTTTTAGACACTGACCCTATTGATATAGCGGCTTCAGGAACACAAGTTAATACATTGAAACACTCAGTAGGATTTAATGAAACATTATTATTATTCTCTGATACAGCTCAATATAAACTTGACCACGCAGGAGATACTATAAGTCCAACTACTGCTATCTTAAATGAAGTGTCAAGTTTTGAACACGATGATTCAGTAACACCTATTGCGGCAGGTAAGTTTGCTTACTTTGCTCAAGCTAGAACAAACAATACAGCAATAAGAGAATATTATGCTGATGATGATACATTGACAAATGATGGTTTAGATATTTCAGTTTCAGTACAAAGTTTAATGCCATCTAATGCTTATCAAATTGTAAGTAATACAGTTGAGGATTGTCTAGCAATTTTATGTTCAGACACAGCAGATTCACAAGTTATACCTTATACTACAAGTTCAGATGTAACAGCAACTAATGCTGATACGATGTATATATATAAATATTTCTTTGATGGTGGAGAGAAAGTACAAACCGCTTGGTCTAAATGGGAATTTAGTGGAGTTAAAATACTTGGTGGTATGTCTGTAGAAAGTAATATTTATTTATTTACTGCTGAAGGACAAACAACAAAATTATTTAAAGTAGATTTAAGAAATTTAAAAGATGCAACATTAGGACACGGAATATACCTTGATAAAAGGACTTCAGTTACAGGTACATATTCTAGTGGCACTAATTTAACAACTTTAACTTCTCCATATGGAGCAAAAACAGGATTAATGGCAGTTGATAAAACTGATGGAGCAGATTATGCTTTAACTTCTGCTTCAAATGCAACTTGCACAATAACAGTTTCAGATGCCGCAAATATTGCAGTAGGTAGTACCATAACAATTACAGATAACGCAGGTGTATCTACAACTATGACAGCTACCAATAGTGACCCTGCTGGAGCTTTAGAATTTTCAGTTGGTGGTACAAGAACGAATGATGATGTAGCAGATAATATTGCTGTAGGAAGTGGTGGAGTTCTTGGTATTAATAATTTAGCAGGATATTCAGCTCCAAATCCTGCGGCAGGTTCACCTATTATTACAGTTACAAGAGCCGTAGCTGGTGGAAATAATTTAACTGTGACTTCTTCTGACCCTGTGAGATTAGCTGTTACAAATTTTGTTGCTCCTTCTTATACGTTAGTTGGTAATCATACTAGCTTATGGATAGGAACACCTTTTGAATCTAAGTATACATTATCAACACAATATATTAGAGAAAATACTGGTAGAGGACTTTTAGCTGTGACTACAGGTCGTTACCAAGTTAGAAATATAGCATTAACTTACGAAAATTCAGGATTCTTCACAGCAGAAGTTACACCTGAAAACAGAAGTACATCTACAACTGTAATGAACGGATATGTTCTAGGGACAGCAGGTAGTACCATTGGGTCTGCCGCATTGTCTTCAGGAACTATTAAAGTACCAGTACAATGTAGAAATACCGATTTTACTTTTGACATTATCTCTAGTTCACACTTACCTATGTATATAGCAAGTG